GGAGGATGACAACTCCAATTGCTAGCACTTCTTTTACGACATAAGAGACTGACTCAAGGGTCTATTCCACGTCTTAATTGGCTTTATAACACCAGTCTCTATCTTCGTCTCATGTCCCCACCAACCTCCAACCAACACATGGGGGACTCAGGATTCCTTTGCTTGCAGTTAAAACAGCTGATTCAGAATTTCCTCATGGATGAAATCCAAGTTGTCATTGATAGCATCCAACTCAGCTTCGGTAGCTTCGCGACCATCAATATCAGCATACGATGCAAATACATCACACCAGTAATCAGAATCATAGCGTGCGGCATCAGACCAGCCGTCCAATTCAACATTTTTAACTTTAGTAAAATCAATATTCATATTCACATTCATCATAATATAGTTCCTTCATTTGATTATGTAACCATTATAACATATTTCTAGTTGATGTAAACAACTTTTTTCATTATTTTTATATCAATTTGGAATAAAAAGGGGCCCGAAGGCCCCTTAAGTTATATCAGTGTAAAACGTCTTCCTCTATGTCATTAATGTGCGAATTCAAATATTCCAGTTTAGATTTGATCTTGTGGGCCAAGTGATTGTTCCCTTCCTTTTCAAGTCTAAACATGTAGTGTTTTAATTCTTTTGAATCTCTCTTTAATCTTTCGATTTGTGGGCACATAAGTAAAGTTTCCTTTGTGGCTAAACATAAAAGTCATAACAAAGAATAGATACGGATCTCCTCCTTACAGTTAATGTTTTACAAAGAACATGATACGAGATGATTATTTTGCTATAAGCCGAGGGAATGCGGTTTGCACCAGCTTCTTGGTCAGGCCTTTATATTGCCCCTCCATATTTTTATCTTTCATCAAGAGTATCAATTTGGCATCTCGCGGATGAATCATTTCCAATAAGTCAATGAACATTCGCTCACGCTTGGGTGTATTCTTAATAAGAGTAGGACTACCCTTTACAAAATAAGCCAAGCGTTTAGATGTTTTGTTTAGGTAACGAAGCTCGTGTTCTTTCTTTTCAACATCGAGTTCGTCATATGGTGGATCGCCCTCTGGCAATTCCCATTGAATTGAATCGTCGAACGATCCTTTTAATAGATCTCGTAAGCCTAGGCAGTTGTATTTTTGCAAAATTTCTACTTTCTCTGCACGAGTTTTAGCAGCGGCAACCAGATCCAATACATCAGCAATAATAAGTTTATTAATATTAAGTTCCATTAATGGAAGTCCCTCACACAGTCAATCAGTAATCGGCAACGATTTTTAATTAGATAATTTAGTATTTTAGTTTTAGGTGCCACAGGTGCGGCTTCATATGTATTTATAATTTCTGATTTCACATTGTCAGGTATCTCACTCAGGTCAATCAGTTTCTTATTCCGAATGTAGTTACGATATGTTTCGGTATCCATTACACGTTCTAAATCATCAATATTTTCCAACCAAAGATCAATTTTCTTTTTGGTAACCGGGGACTGCCGAATACCATCAACAAAGACATTATCACCTGAAAGGACATTAGGCACGCCATCACCAGAATCACCCTTAAAGATATGCTCCATGATATATTTGCGAGGATTCTTTTCCTGTACAAATTTCTTGGTCATTGGCGAGAACTGACGGACATTATTGTACTTATGTAACTGAATGAAATCCTTGTCAGCAGAGACAATCATAACATCTTCATGTTGCCCAAACTCTTGGGTTTGTTCTACAAGTGTTGCAATAATATCATCGGCCTCTACGCCTGGGACATGAACAACTTTATATGGGAATTCCTGGGTCAGTTCATCACGAATCTTATTCATAATTTCAAAGACTTTATCCCAATCCATACCGGTTTTGGATTCATTATCTTTTTCACGTGATTCACGGCGTTTATATTTGTACTGAGGAAAGTAATCACGTCGCCAAGACCCACCATCACATGCAATAACCATATCACCGTACTGGTCACGGAACTTTTTATTGTACATACGAATGGTATTAAGAATCATATGACGAATGATGTCTTCCTCAATTTGCAATTTCTGTGTAACAATTGCACCGAACGCGACACCGTTAAAGTCTATAACAATCACTTTTTGTCTCCAAGTTTTTTCAATTCATTTGCCAATTCCTGCATCATATCATGGAATTGGTGGTACTCACCATCGGCTCGTACCATCATAGCATAAAGCATATTATAGATAAGTCCTAAATCATCAGACATTTTTTCATCGGTTGGGTCATATCGGTACTCAATTAGAGTGGTGACTATACCCTGCATTAACAAACGAGCAATGTCAAGTTCGTGGTCCATCTTTTGAGGCTTGACTGGAGTTGGAAATTTGATGATTTTTGACTTATCCATGGTACCCATTATATACTACTTTTCAGACTCTGTAAACATTTCTTTTAAATTTTTTACATGATTTCGGTGAATCTTACATTGGATGATACCGTTGTAATAGTCATCATCGAATAGAACATTGTTCTTAACTTGTTCATATAGCTCGAGGTATGACATCTCACCTTTAGACTTACATAAGTGTAGAATCTCTCTATGGAATCTATTACCACCTGAATTCTCGACAAGCATTTTTATTTCTTCATTTGATCCATAATATTTTTGCCAATCAGATTCAACGATTTTAGTTCTTCGTCTTTTCTGCCCTTTCAGTGGTGGTAATTTTCGGCGACTCATTAGTGTTTTCTTACCAATATACTTCTTACCATTTTCAGTATCAGTTATGATATACACAAAACCAACATAGTCGCCGATGTCTTCACTTGTAAATTCTTTATCTTTATAGTACCACATTAACCATTATCACCTTATAATCGGATTTATGGTTTATATATGGCACTGTCTATTCGAAGTCTAGTTCCTCAATAAGTTCCTCACCACAATGGATACAGTATCTAATTTCAGCATCATCATCCATGATGGCAACATTAAATTCTAATTCACATGAAGAACAGGTTATATTGTATTCGTTCATAGAGTCATTTCCTTAATAGACAGATATTTTTCTAAATCATCGCAACCACCAATTCGTGTATTTCCACTGTCAGTCAATTTTATAATAATTGGAAATGATCGAGCGTCAGGGAACATTTCCATTAATTCATCTCGATCAAAATCAACATTTAACTTTGACTCAACATATTCATAACCATAATTTTTAATAAGCATTTTTGCTTTTTCACAGAATGGGCAGTTATCCTTACTGTAGACCATAAACTTCATAAACTTAATCCTTTTAATGTATCCTCATTAACATCTTGTTTTAAACCACCAATAACATAAGAACTGATTTCAGTTTCTTGTGGAGCGACCTGAACGTTACCACCACCAATCCACTTTTCAGTCCAGGGCAGTGGATTTGATTGTGACACTGTATAAGGTGAATGATAACCTAGTGTACGCATTCGGCGAGTGCCTATCCATTCAACATAGTCAGATAGAAGACGTTCATTGAGACCGATCATTGAACCATCTTTAAATAGATATTGTGCCCATTGCTTTTCCTGTTCAATAGCTGACTGGAACATTTCTACAACTTGTGGTTCACACTCCACTTTAATTTGAGCAAACTCTGGATCTTCCTTTACCAATGTTTTAAGAATTGTTTGCGATCCTGCTAGGTGAGTATTCTCATCACGGGCAATAAACTTGATGATTTTGGCATTACCTTCCATCTTCTTGAGTTCAGCAAAAGCCCAAGAGCACGCAAAAGAAACATAGAAGCGAACACCCTCAAGAATATTGACACTGTTCATACAGATCCATAACTTCTTCTTCAGTTCATACTTATTGATATTCTTAGCATCACCATTGATAACATGATTACCCTCACCAAGTAACTCATACCATTTTGCATATTCAATAAAGTCATCATAGTACTTAGATATATCTTCAGCACAATCAGTAATTTCTTTAATGTCCAACATTTCGTCAAACACTTTACTTGGGTTCGAATAAATGTTACGAATAATATGTGTATATGAGCGACTATGAATCGTCTCAAAGAATGACCAAGTTTCCACCATGGTTTCCAATTCTGGAATAGAAATGTGAGGTAGAAACGCTAGGTTAGGAGAGCGACCTTGTACAGAATCAAGGAGAATCTGCCGCTTTAGATTGCTCGTAAAAATATGTTGCTCGAATTCTGTTAACTTACTAAAATCAATCTTATCCTTCGATACATCCACTTCTTCTGGTCGCCAAAAGAACCCAAGCATCTTATCAGTTAATTTATCGATCGATGGATATTTCACTTGGTCATATCGAGCCACATCAACTGGTTCGTCAAAAAACATAGACGAATCAATATGTGACTTCGTTTTCCGTTGGAATACAGACATTCAAAGTCCCTCATTATAGTAATTAAATAGCAGATTATATATCATATTTAAATCCTTAAGATTGAGCATAAAATTTATCAACAATTTCGTTACGTTTTTCGAAGTTTATATCCAAACCCCATAAGAAGTAATCGAGATTAGTCTCGTCTTCAGCATCCATCATCCAACGAAGTGCAGTTTTCCAATCGCCTGCACCAGATGCAATAAGATTTTGAAGATCAGCCTTCAAAGACACTAAGGCCTCAGCTTCAATCTGTTCCCTAGCCTTTTCATTTGCATCCATGATACGGAACATGTTATCCACACAGAAAGTGAGATCTTCAGCCGACATCTCAACGAAACGATCCCATGTAGCACCACGAGGACGGAAACCGTATACATCCTTGTGGAAATCAGAGAAGCAAAAATCTTCCAGTTCCATGATACGAGTGTGTGAACCAGCAGGAGAAGTAAAAGTAGCCATGATATATCCCTCATTAGATTATGTGACCATTATATAAAAAAAGGAGGTGTATGTAAACGCCTCCTGAAGTTATTTTTATATTATTTTGTTATAGTTATATTCTTTTTATATCTTGCATGAATCACAGTTATCTGGATCATCATCCATCTCGGTTGGAAGATCTGGCATATCATCCTTCATTTCACCAGCACCATCATGGGTGTTGTTATAGTAAAGATGCTTACCACCGAACTTATAGAAAGTTACAACATCTTTAATCAATTGAGACATTGGAACTTTACCATCTTCGAAGTGTTCCGGGTTGTATGATGTATTCACCGAAATCGCTTGGTCAATGTACTTCTGCAACACTGCCATGATTTTTAGGTACCCATCAGGTGATTGCTGATCCCACAATAGATCATACTTATTCCTCAGATGATGATAACCGGGTACTACCTGGGCCATTACACCATCCTTAGATTGTTTGTATGATACAAGAGCACGTGGTGGTTCAATACCATTGGTACTATTACTAATCTGAGCAGATGTCTCGGCAGGCATCAGAGCCATTAGAGTAGAGTTACGAATACCGTTCATTGCCAATTGATTGCGAAGTGTTTTCCAATCCAAACGAATCTGAGGTTTAACCAAAGTATCGACATCTTCTTTATATGTCATATTTGGTGTTATACCAAGACTGTATTTAGTCTCATTAGATTTTAAACATGCACCTTTTTCAACTGCAAGGTCAGCTGAAGCTTTAATCAAGTAGTATGACCATGCCTCTGCGTATTCATCAATAGTTTCAAGAGCACCATCATCATATTTCAAACCACGTTTCGCCAAGAAATAAGCAAGGTTAATAATACCAACACCTAGTGGTCGACGATTCATAGTTGACAATTCTGCTGCCTTAATTGGGTAATCCTGATAATCCAATAGGGCATCAAGAGCACGTACAGCAAGGTCACAGTATTTTTCAAAGTCTTCAGGTTTGTTAATCAAACCCCAGTTAATAGCTGATAGTGTACAAAGACTAATTTCACCATCTGGATCATTAATATCCTGAAGTGGTTTGGTAGGCAATGCAATTTCAGCACAAAGGTTACTCTGTTTTACTGGAGCAAGTGATTCAATGAACGAACCATGTGTGTTTGCATGGTCAACGTTTTGAAGATAAATTCGACCTGTATCTTTACGCTCTGTTAAGAACTGTGTAAACAATTCAACAGCCGGAATTGTTTTCTTACGAACATTCTTATCAGATTCATATTTTAAATAAAGTTCTTTAAACTTATCCTGGTCGCTATAAAACGCATCAAGCAGATCTGGAACTTCATGTGGACTGAATAAGGTAATGTTACCACCAGTTAAAAGACGCTCATACATCAGCTTATTGAACTGGAAACCATAATCCATATGGCGTACACGTGTTTCTTCAGTACCTTTATTATTCTTTAAAACAATAAGGTTTTCAAACTCATAATGCCAAGCAGGAATATACACAGTAGCTGCCCCACCTCGAACACCACCTTGAGAGCATGACTTGACAGCTGCCTGGAAATATTTGAGGAATGGTAGGATACCAGTGTGGACAACAGACCCATCTCCCACTTTAGATCCTTCAGCTCTGATTGATCCTGCTCCAACCCCAATGCCTGCTTTCTTCGAAATGTAGC